GATTGTTTTCATCAGGATATCCACTTATAACATTTCCGTCCTTATCTCTTTCGTATTCATATCCAGAAAATTCTTTATAAGCATTAGGCGTTCTTTTAGGGTCAATAACGATAGTTCTTGTCTGAAGCCATTTCATAGAATATTCCACACTCCCAGGTCCTTTTATTGCGCCCCTTGCTGGGAGTCCAAAATCTCTATAATCATTGATTGATTTAGGTTCGGCAGAATCACAAGTAATAGCATAATCATCATATTTTCTTTTTAGAATCTCGTCTGCTGATTTCCTATTACTCCATTTATTTTCGTAAATTTCATCAATGAGATATATCTTTTCAGTGTTATGATTGTAATACAAACGAATAAAAGCATACGGATCAGGGAAAAATCCCCAGTCACACCCCTGAAATATTTTGTCCATGTGACTGATCTCTTCGTCTGTAATATCTCTAATCTCCAGATATTCAAATACGTTTCCACCGTCACCATTTGGGACACCCAGATATTCATGCTCATAGGCTTCTGGATTGATTTCTTTCAGATGTGCTGCATCGTCAATAAACTTCTGCCCGAGCCACTCCGCCGGGGCTTCCAGATAACTCGAATGATGAATAACTCTTTTCGGGTTAGGCATGAGCTTAATCCTGTTTACCCAGTTTGATTTTGATTTTGGTGGGTTATACGATGAAAAATCATAGGACTCGTCACCACCACGAAGCACTGACTGATTAACAGAACGTTCCTGAGCATCTCCCTTCATTTGATCTTTTTCCTCTTTCCAGAGGATTCCAATATATCCAAACTCCGGCTTAATGGATTTCAGTTTGGTTTCATCGTCCAGACCACGGAAGTATATTGTCTGTCCTGTTTTAATATACTTGATCTCAAGTGGTGACACCTTGCATTCAAATTCTTCCATCAATCCCAGTTCGTTGATGGCCCATTTCAAGTTAGCATATACAGAATCTTTCAGAGTACCGGCCACCTGTCTTGTAATGCAGGCGTGCATCTGAGGATTATTCTTGATAAGCTCAATAATCTTAAAAGCTACGAATGAAGATTTCAGACCGCCTCGACCGCCCTCGAATACATATTCAATGTTGGGCTTAATCTGTCGGTTAATATCCACGAATGCCTTGCCAAGTACTCTGGCAGGAAGTTCATATTTTTCATCATCATCTTTTGAAACTGCTGTTAGCTGCTCCCATTTTTCGATAGCCTGTATATTTCCATCTGCCGCTTTTTTATACAGAGAAGTTGCTACGACCGCCATGTTATTCGCGTCTTCGTCAGCAATCCCCATTTTTGCAAGTTTCTTTTTTGCAGTACTTGATGCAGGACTTTCGGCTATAATTTTTACATAATCAGAAAGGGCTTTTTTTTGTCGCCTAGAATATCCAGATGCAATACCGCCTTTTTGTCCGTTTCTCACGGCTTCCTCACGGCTTTGATTGCTTGTAAATGGTTTTAAATTTTCCTCGTTTGCCATCCTATCAACATCCAATCATATCCTTTCTGAATTAAGCTATAAAATCCCATAGTAATACTGCTGAGTATATTCTATCACGGGTCAGCAGAAAAGTTGTGGTACATGTTTGAGGAATTTTGTGCTAAAAAAAGAGCCGGTAAATACCGACTCTCTAATTTTATTCATTGCTTTGTAATTTTCTTATTGTCTCGCCCTGATCTCCCGGACACCCCATGAAGCACTCCAGGCAATGTTCGTAAAATGTGCATCTGATACAGTCATGTGGACTGATTAAGCTGCAATATTGATGTAGCACTGCGAATGCTGATATGGCGAGCTGCGGGGTTATGTCTGGTGTGAGCTTGTCTGACATATTTATCGCTCCTCTCTTACCATCTTCAACGTAAACTCTGAAACATTTGGATATGAGATCGCAAACTCTTCTTTTTCATCCATTTGATTCATGAACCATTCAAATACAGCGGCGATTGCCATATCGGTTACGTCTTTTTTCTCAATTTTTTATTCCTCCTCCCACACTCCCAACAGCCTCATCCTCTCATACAGTACAGCGACGGTCTTGCGCCTGTATCCGTAGAAATCCTTCGGATTCATCGGGATATATCTTTCTCTGCTGATTTTCCTATAGCTTTTCCGGTGTAGGATATTTTCAATAACCATATCCGCTATCACCGTGTTCTTCGGGCAAGCTGACAAGGCAGCACTGGAAAGCAAGTATCCGTACTCTGCCGGGAAGTCTTTCAGCATCGCATTCAGTTTTTCTATGTCTTCTGCTGGAATACCGTAGTCTTTCAGCTTTTTATTCCTTGTCAGCATACCGTTCTCCTTTCTATTCGTCTGGGTGGTGCTTGTCGTACATGATTGCCACGCATATGAGGCCAGTCACTCCGACTATGATTCCAATGGTGAATACTAATAAGAATGCAATCATGTTTAGTCCTCCTTATATGGTTCTGGAAGTGGTCGCCATGCAGTGACTTTCCAATACGCCCTAGCACCAGTTAGTTCCCAGCGTTTCAATCTGCTTTGAAATTTTGCATAGGTTGAACGATATACTCTTCCGTCCATGCAGGTTACCTGATACGTACCGCTTGATTCCGGAAATCTCTCACTGACTGGAATCCATCCGTTTTCTTTCTCATCCTGTTCCAGATCCTCTTGAAGCTGTTCTATCATTTCTAGAAAATCTCTAGCAGTAACCAATTTGTATCTATTTACAATATCTTGCATCCAATCATGATAACTGGACAATCTGTCTTTGATATGGCTCATTATTCCACCTTCTCATAAGTTTCTCTGAATATATCTGGCTTACACGGATAAAATTCACCGTGGACACCGCGGATGATATAGTCACCAATGTTTGCAAGATGTTCGCCCTCAAGCGTCTTAATAACCAATCCACCCGGAACCTTCCAGTGGTCAATATAGAAATTCTTACCTTCTGCCGACATGTACTGGTCTGTACACTGATAGTCCGTCAGGAAATCGAACATTTCTCGATGATTTGTACCAGTCCACTGTACTGCATCAATTACAACTGGCTTCTTTCTGTACTTCATGCTTCCACGCTCCCATCTTCTGGCATCTGAAACAGGATTGATTTTCTTATCTCATTTCCATAGCCTTTTAATACAGCAATTCCATGCGCCACACTTTCTTTTGTATCATAGCTTCCTGTGTATGCCGATCCCGCCAGCCCATTGCCAACAATTTCACCAGATTTGTATTCCATGTATGCTTCCTGAATCATATCCAGCACTTTCATGGCTTTTGCTTTATTCGAGTATTCTCCTAGCAGATAACTGCATCCGGTTATGTATGATGTTATAATTGTTTTTATAGGTCCTTCCGCAATTTCAGCCCCTGCCATAGAATTGAAATTAATCAATACTTCTCTATCCTGACTTCTGATTAACATTTTGTATCCTCCTCATCGAATTCGCTCTTTAACATTCCAGCCTTAATCAGTTCATAGATAATGTCAAGGCTTGTTCTTTTGTCTCTATACCTACAATTTGGGGTTTTATGGATTCTCGGATCATCGTTTTTCCAGTTGTTTATACAAAAAACTTTATCGCTTACAAAAAGCATTTTGATTCCCCTGGAAACACAAAGATAATAACATCCATATTTCCCGTAATCTCCGGCACATTTCTTGAAACCGAATCTTTCAAATTCTTTGGTCGGTACTGTTGGAATTAACATTTCTTGTCCTCCTGTTTCTTAAAATCCATCTTCAAATCGTATACAAACTGGCAAAGTTTCTCTGCAATCTCATCTGCATTCTCTACATTTGCAAGATGTCTGACGTACTGTTTACCGCACACGGCGCAAGTTAATTTTCGTATTGTTTCCCAGACTTGCCATGAGATAATAGATGAATCAAAAGCATCCGTCATCAGAGAATTTCTTCCGTTTCCATTCTCGTCTCTGAACCACTTTTCTCTCGGCACTTTTAACGTGGTTGCAACATCTTCTCCGGTAAGACAACCTTTGTATTTTTCGTCAATGCGCTTTTCCAGTTCATCCAGAAGTTCCTTCTTTTCCTGTTCTGTCATTTTCCATCCTCACTTTCCCCATGTAAGCAACTGACACGCTATTGTGCAGTCCTCCATGATTGATTTATCCGAATGCTACCTGTCCGTTATTCTGCATGTAGATCATCGGTGCAGCTTTACGCTCTCCGACTTTCAGATACGGGCAATTAGCTTTCACAAGTGCCTCTGCCATAACCGGAACCACACTATTTCCAATTCTTGCTACCTGTTTTGCAATCGGGTAATTTCTCCATTTATAGTCTCGATCAATGATGTAATCTTTCGGAAATCCCTGCATCACCTTTAATTCTTCCGGCTTTAGCATTCTGAGAAAGATATCTGAAATAATGTATTTTTCTCCATGGATATCAACCAGAACATTTACTAGCCCGAATCTATCTTTTGTGGTAATGGTCCCAAGCGGTTCGTTAAGCACCTGTCCGCATCCTGTCCCATAATATTTAACCAGAAAAGCGGATATCACGCCAAAATGACCGGGTGAAGTAGTAATCGTATGCAGTGGCTCGTCACATCCTTGACCGATTCCAGTTTTGTAATATTTCGTGATTAAAGCTGTCACGAGACCATATCTGTTTGATGTATCAATAGTCTTAATTGGCTCAGTCAGTAATTGCCCTCTGGAATCGCCTTGCCTGGTTTCTCCGTGATATTGAATTATGAATGCTAATGCATCTTTATTCTTCACAATGTAAGGATCTGGATTATCAACGATATATTTTCTGATTCCATTTGCAATGCGTTTCTGTGTCGCCTCTGCCAATGGTTTTGGACGGTCAAAGATGCTTTTGCCTAAGTCTGACCAATCAATGTAGTCTCCACACTGTTCGTATCGCTTCAGACCGTCTATTCCGAAACGATTATGCGTAGGATTTGGCCATACTATCTGTTTTCCGTCTCTGCGAAACACTGCATACCAACGTTTCCTTGTAGTCGGTGCTCCATAATCCGCAGCTACCAGTTCCCGGCTGTCAAATTCATAACCGATATTTTCCATTGCTGAAATAAATTTTCGATAATCTTCACCGGCTCTTTCCTTGATCGGATGCCCTTTCTCGTCGAGCGGCCCCCATTGTTGTATTTCTTCCACGTTCTCCATGATAATCACATCTGGGAGAATTGCCTTTGCGTGCTTATATACAGCCCATGGAAGAATGCGAAGCCCCTGTTTTCTAGGCTGACCGCCTTTTGCTTTTGAATGGCTTGTACAGTCCGGGGAAGCCCACATCAACGCTACGTGCTGATTTCCGACGTATTTCTGCAAATCTACTTTGAAAATATCCTCTGTCAGATGCAGTGTTCCAGGGTGATTTGTCTTGTGCATCAGGATAGCGTCGGGGTCGTGGTTGATTGCTATGTCTACTGGTCTTCCGAGTGCCATTTCGATTCCTACAGATGCCCCACCACCGCCGGCAAAGCAATCTATGATTAAATCTTTCATCTATACTCCCATCTTCTTAACCAGATTCTTATTCATTTCGTCAAATCTTACATCTGTGTTCTCTTCAATGTCCTGCATCATGCTCAGGACGCTCATTTCGCCCTCATTTGCCATTTTAGCGTACTCGTTAGCAGTCTGCATGACTGTGAGCAAACGTTTCGTAGAAAAGCCATATAAACGTCTCAGAGCCATCATCGTTGTAACGACATTAATTGTATCAGCCCAATCTTCTCCATCATTGAATCCATTCTCATAAGCTTCTTTCTCCATGCTTTTGATCTGGCTATGGCAGTTCTGCATAGCTCGTCCAAACGCCTGAGCTGCCTGATTGGACTGAGCTAGAGGGAGCATCTGCTTTCGTGGTTTTGCTTTAAGTTTACTACTCACGCTTCACACGCCTCCTAATCTGCCCTGCAACGGCTTCAAACTGCTTAAGCAATGAATTGTCGTCATTTCGGTTTAAAGTCCGATCGTAAGCCGGAGAGACGTCCCACAAGTCATTTACGAGAACGCCGTGCGCTACGCTGTTGAGCAGTGCGCTTCGATGCGCTCCTGTGATGCTTGCGATCTCGTCAAGCGTAAATTCTCCGACGTACTCAGTACCTTTGAACAGCTCATACAGTTTCATGTTTCTTCCTCCTTGCCACGAACTCATATCCTGTCAGCCGGAACGCTCTCGGTGTTTTCGGGTGATCTGTTTCAATCAACCCATCTGTTCGCAGCATGTCCATGTGACGAAGCACCGTGGCGTTTGATACACCGACACCATCAGCAATCTCTTTATAGGACGGCGCGTACCGATGTTCTTTGATATACCGGCAGATGTACAGATATATGTCTTTGTGGATCTGCTGACCTTCTTTATACTTCTGTTTGTACATTTTTTCTCATTCCTCTCTGTTTAGAATTAAGAAGTCTATGAAAAGCTCTTATGTTGTCAAGTAAGAATTGTTTGTCATTCTCGTCCGGACATGTCCCTGCTAGTTCTCCCAGTTCTGTGCAGGTATCATAGACTTTGCTGGAATATTCATCTGTAAGCTCTGCTGAGTAGAATTCTTTTATAGCTTTCCAATATTCCGTCATGAAACTTTGTATGATAGGAATATCTTTTGCTTCTACTTTCATCCTCCACCTCCCTTATATGTAACCTATTTGAAAAATCCGGTTTCATTTGGGTTACAAAAAAAGCCAGTATTTATGCGGGTTTGTAGTGTTTGCAACCGTGTAACCGTGTAACTCACACATTTCCTATATAGGAGAAAAAAATAATTTCATTCTCATATTTTTATTTTTCTATCTATATATATACGTTTCGAAAAGTTACAAGGTTACTCGGTTACAAATTAATCGAATACCGGATCCGATATCTGGAACAAACTCGCTTTTTGCTCTTCCAGGTATCCATCAAGATCATTCACCACTTTCAAACAGCAAAACTTTTTTGGATTCCTGCTTTCTGACTCTCTCTTCAGAACGTTACCGTACTTATTATTGGAAATAACAAGCCCCATTTTCATGCCCCATGACAAAAACGCCTTTTTGGAATATCCGCCATTTTTGCAGATATTATTGAGCGCAGTGGGATAGAAGTACACTAATCGGTTCATTTCTTCATCTTTTTCAATGGGATCCCCCCATTTTTCACAAGGCGTATCAACGTCAAAACGTTGCTCATTCATAGAAATCATATCCACCAGGTACTCATAACAACGTTCATTCGGAGATACATCTGATACATCAGCAAGAGTGTTTTTGGCATCTTGTATATCAATATACTGCATGTCCTTGAAAAGCATATCTGTGGCGATTCTATCTGCAGTCAGAACAATTGATAAGGAAAGTAGCTGTTTATCCGTTTTATCGTCTGATGCGATTTTTTTCAAAATCTCCTGCTGGATATTTTTAATCTTATCAACACTCATTTCTTCCAGCGCCGCCACGAAGTCTTTCCCAGCAAAGCCATAGTTTTTCTTAAGAATATCAATAGTATCTTGCGGATTTTCGAACAACTTATCATGCGTGCATTCCACTTCAAGGATACGGTTTACAGCGCCGCCCTGGTTCACGTAGGACTGCAATGGATACTCACCGTTTGTGAGGATACACAACTTCCACGTGCTTTCTCTTGTTAACCCCAGTTCTTTGTTGGACCTGGTTTTTCCTTGACCGGAACAGAGATCATACACGATTCGCTCAAAGTTTTCCTCAATCTTCTTATCCTTCTGGCTTGTATCATCAAGGATAAGGGGGAGATTATTGAGCATGTCAGCTTTTACTTCCAGGCCAACATCCGAACTCTTGAAGTTTCCTATATACTTGTTTTCGGACGGATCCGCCCAGACCGAAGCGGCCAGCATGTGGGTAACAGACTTTCCGTTTCCAGTAAGGCCCCATAAATCGGTAAAAAATGGAAGTGCATCCAGTGGCTTAATCAGAACGCTGGCGAAAGACGCTGCCAGCATAAACTTAATTTCGAATTTATCCTGCTGCCTGATCTTTTTTACATGCTCATACCAAGCTTCCCTATCTCCTTTTACCTGAATGGCTTCAAAAAGTTGCCTGAACTTCGCGTCCCCATCAAATATGATTTCCTCACTGTATGGCAGAAAACCGTCTCCAATCCATCCAAGCTTTCCGGACGAATATTGTATTTCTATGTACTCATCGTTCAGATTTTCCACATCCGATAAGTACCTTACAAGGTGTTTAGCAGTTTCTGATGTTACAGCTATCCCGTTCTTGGATAGCCCTACAATCTTGGACGCAGTTGCTACGACATCTTTTGGAACAATAATCTCTTGCCATCTATTGTTACGTTTAAAGGCAATTTTTATCTGCTCCTCACCTGTCTGAATATTTTTTAGGCGTTCAACCGGCAATATAGGATGATAGCAGGCCCTAACATCTGTTATTCCAGTAGTAGAATTCCAAGTGCAAATTCCATCATCTGCTGCAATCCAGTTTCCGCAGGCCATTCTATCATATGGACTATCCGTAAAGTTCGTATAGTGTTCTACAAGGCTAGCTTCTTTTAATTGCCTCTGGATGTCTTCCCGTTCTTGCCTTTTTATATCTTTTTGCACTTTTTTGTATGCGTTTACCACGCTTGTAAACTCTGTTTTGCACCTCAATTCAGATGCTCGAAGCGCAAGGCTGGCCAACAGTTCAGCCCTGTAAATCTCATCCTCCTGATTGAACACCTCATCCAGCACTTCCCGAGACATGATGGATTTCGAATCCAACTTGTTCAAAGGAACCATCTATATCACCTCTTTTCTAATACGGTATACCATTCAATTCTCCATGCAGGTACAGTGCTTTTTGAAGTGCATTCCATGCTTCACACCATCTGTCAGAAAGAGGACTCCATCGCTCGATTTCCGCCCGATAAAAGTCAATATCAGACAAGCATTCATCCAATTCGGCCTTTTTTTTCTGCTCCTCTTTACGCTTCATTTCCATCTGCTTCCGATGATGATATATTGCCATTCTGGAAGAGAAATCCGGTTTCTGGTAAGTCCCCCCAAGTATGGTAAAAGCTGTCTTAAAATCGCAATTATCCATGTTCTGGACGAATGTAAATATGTCACCTGTTGCACCACAACCGAAACAATAATAGCTGTCTTTATAGATTTTCATGGATGCAGTGCGGTCTTTCGGGTGAAAAGGACAATTTATAAATCCGGCTCTGTTCGGAACCATTCCGTATCTGCTCAGAACATCTCTCATACTGTTCTGCTGTTTAATTGTTTCTTTATCCATTTGACAGAATCTCCAAAATCCTTTTGCCAGTGTCTTTCTTGTCGCAAAACAGAAATTCAACACCATACTTGCGTTGCATCGTGCAAAGAATCTTATATAAGACATCTCCGTGCATAACTTTCTGTTCCTGTTCTACCCAGACGCCATTTTTTTTAACTCTTTTCTTCGCCCGGGGATTCTCCCACCAGAGAACATCGTCCAGTTTTTCAATCCCTTTTCCATGCTCACACAGGAACACGAGTTTTATCCCTGCTTCATTTGCCCGGATAATCTCGGCACGGAATCTCTCATGCTGCTGGCAGACATTTCCGCATAATTCGGAGAGATTTTGCTTTCGGTCAACAACTAACCTGGGGTTGTCATAATTCATGTAATCCCCGACGTAAAGCTTTGACACGAACCATTTTTCTCCTACTACATCAAATGCTTTCTTAATGCCATCAATAACTTTCTGATGTTCCCTACTGTCAATTTGTATCATGCGAACGGCAGCTCCTCATCAATTCCATCTGGAATATTCATAAATCCGTCCGGGTCGGCTTCTGGACGTGGAGCTTCTGATTTGCACTGACTCTGATTAGCACTTTTACTTTCACCAAATTCAATTTCTTCTACAACAATGTCTGTTGTGTATATCTTCTGTCCATCGCGATTGGTGTAGCTGCCGGTCTGGATTCTCCCGGATAAATCCGCTTTCATTCCTTTAGAAAAATATTTCTCGATAAATTCTGCCGACTTTCCGAAAGCGATGCAATTCAAGAAATCTGCTTTCTGGTCAGAACCTTCTTTTACAAATCTCCTGTTCACTGCAATAGAAAATCTCGCAATAGATGTTCCGTCATTTGTATATTTGATTTCCGGATCACGTGTAAATCTTCCTGTAAGAATTACTTTATTCATGCTGTTACTCCTTTTCTACATGCTGTTTGTCATAGTCAATTAACATTTTGAGACATTTATGCCCTTTCTCTTTTGTAAGTGACTTAATGTCATTTACCTTGAAACGAGCCTTGATCTGTTCTAAAAGTTTGGCTTCCGGGTACTTATCAATAATGTATTTGATTGACATAGTAGTCTCGGAACTAATCATCTCGGTTTCTTTTGACGATTCCGCTTTCCTGCCGGACGTTTTTTCTTTCTCTCCTGTATTAGTAGAATCGCTGTCTTTGTTATCATCAATACAGAACAGTCCATTTAAAGCGTACTTTCTGGCATAAGATGAAGCTGCGCCTGTTACCTGCGAAGAATCCATACCTTTCTTAGATTCTTCTTCCCTTGCATAAGCAACTGTAACGATTTCGCCAGTATCATCACAGTCTTTCAAGTGTGCTTCTGCTCTGACATATATTCTGTCGCCAACAACTTCCATCCGATCTGTGACACTTAACACGGTCTTTGTTTCTGCCAGAAGCGGCTTTACGGCCTCCAGAATATCCTCACAGCTCCTGTATTTGTATTTCCCGAAGGAATTGTACTGCCCTTTAGGGGCTTTCAGTTTTGACTGAATAATCCCTAACTTCTCATATATATTCACTCCTATTCCTCCTTGTCATAAACCACATGTTTAATTCCCTCAATAATCAGCAAACTTGCGATATCCTTCATTGATAAGGTTGATTCGTTATAGATTTCAACCAGTGCGTTGTATGCAACTGTTGATACTTTCACAACCGGGTTATCTTTATCAGTTGCCGGCTGCTTCTTTCTTGCCGGAATACGGATTTCAAATTCACTCACCGATACTTTCCTCCTTATATGATTTCTGAGCCGTTAAAAGCCCATTCAGAGCCTGTACGTAGCTCGCCAGCGTCCTTGCCTTGTATGAACTCTCAATGTAGTTATCAGCTACAAGAGAAAGCTGCTCATCTATCAGAGCAAGGACCTCGTCAATTCTCTCCTGCATCTTTTCTCACCTCACTAAAAAAACAGTAAACATTGTCAGAGCCATCTCCTCTCGCCGGATTCTGCTCGCCGTTTGGAAAGATTCCACCAGCGCAATGATATTCGAGATGATTCAGATACATATCCGGGTTCTCCCAATCAAGAATGTACGCTTTCCGCCTGTTCAGCTCCTCCAGAAGCACGTTCGCTGTTGTTATCAGTTCCATTGTCGGCAGGAGCTTCAGCTCTGTCTGATTCAACATTTAACGGGCACCTCCCATCTATCAGAAGTTCTAGTAAGAAAGTCTTGATTATTTTGAGACTTTCACGACTCTCTTTCTCGTAAAATGGATTAAAAGATACACTCTGATACAAATCCCATTTAAATTTGTCTTCGGGAAGATTAACATCTTCCTTCCTTCTAAGTCCACATACACTCATGCCATAAATTGAATAATTGAACGAGGCGTTTGCTGTCGGAACTTCATTTGCAACTCTTTTACAGAGTTCGTAAATTTCGTCAATCTCTTTCTTATACATTTTCATTCGCCTTTCCCTCTGGCGTATCAATATCCCAGAGGATTCCATATACAATTATCGTAGTCATTGCCGCCGCAAAAAGCTGTCTGCCCGATCCGCCCCATTGCCAGAATGGGAGGAATGTGGAAAAACCTCCGATCAGTGCGGCACAGATGATGTTTTTCAGATTATTCACTAATGCCTCCTATGATCCACGCAAGGTTGCTCGCTACCAGTGCGGCGGCCGTTACAATCCATGCGGTGAACCACTTTCTTGACTTTTTCTTGCTCTCCTCAACGATTTCAGTTGCAAGTGCTACTTCGATGTCAGCCCATGTTGGCTGATTTTCGTTTCTAATTTCGCTCATATCTAGCTAATTTCTCCTTATTTTTTCTTATTTGTCTTTACAATTAGCAGATAGAGAACTATAATGTATCTATCCACTAAGGTACTTTAGTGGGTGCAAAGCTCCGGGGTGGAGGTGTCGACTCCCTCCGGGGCACTCACTTATTGAGAGCAGCCTTGCCTTTCCAGACATGTCCGGTCACTTCATAGACTTTCCTAGGGCTTATGATGTATGTGATCCTGCCACCGGAAAGGCTTTTTGCTGGCTTGTTATTCTGGATAGCAGTCCCGATCGGCAGCCATCCGTATACAATTCCTGCTCGGATTGATGTTACAGGAAGTCCGATCAGCTTGCTTGCATCAGATACGCTCATACTCTCTGATGAGAACTCTGGCATCTGTGGAATGCCGGATATGATTCTTGCAACCTCCGCGGCAAACTGATGAACTTCTGCATTCTCTTTGATGTAAGTATCAACTTCGCTCATTTCATGCTCCTTTCTCGTTTTCTTTCTGGCCAGAATCATCTGGCTTATTCTCGGAAAAACTTTCCGTCTTACCAAGAATGTATCCCTTGTCAAAATCTGACATATTAGGAATCGCTTCTTTCAGCTTTTCAATGATTCTTTTTTCTTTTTCAGACATATACTCACCTCTTTTCTTGTGATATACTCCCTGTATATGGGAGGTGATTAAAATAAATCAAATTGTTTCAATTTTAAGATCGGCTAAAGAAATCATTACGTTTGAAAATGTTTCCTTTATGCTTGGGTTAATAGGGTCTGCTGGAACTGTATGGAACTTATTCCAATCTCGAAAAAAAATAGAGTTTATTCCTATTGGTTTCAAGTTGAAAGATAATAATGAGTTGATTGTTCATTTTGAAATTATCAATCGTTCCAGAATTGCCATATCAATCGTAAATATTTCTTACGTGTATAGCGGAACCCATTATTCGTGCTTAAAAGGGCGTGCTATTGGCGAATCAATTTATCACGAAAGAATGCAATTAAAGAACCTAACAGACTTCTATACGCAACCTTTTCCACTACAATTGGTGGGGCTTGGTGGTACTTCGGAATATATTCGATTTGAACTTCCGACAGAAATTCATCCAGATTTTTCCAAACCTCAGACTTTTCAAGTGTCTGCCAATCGTGGAAGGGCAACTGAAATGAAACTTCTGCTAACTGATCCGGATTCATCCAGTTTACATAAATTTCATATTCGGACTTCAATTCGTTCTCTCTTTCAAAAGTGGTTTTCAAGCAATCACCATTGAAAGTTTGAGATATCATTTTTTTACTGCCGAGCGGACTGTATTTCATGTTTTCACCTCCTTGCTTTGTGAGTTTATAATATCACGACGTGAGTTATATGTCAACACTAAATATTGACTTTGTGAGTTTTTTATGATATATTATCATTGGAGGTGAGGAAAAGTGAAAGACAGAATCAAACAAGTGCGCAAATCCCAGAATCTCACTCAGACAGCATTTGGAGACATAATTGGAGTAAAGGGAAATACCATTACTAATTATGAAACTGGTTTAAGAAATCCAACAGATGCTGTTATCAAATCTATATGCAGAGAGTTTGGAGTGAGTGAAGAATGGCTCAGAACTGGAAACGGAGATATGTTTGTACCCGGAATTAAAGACAAACAAATTTCTGCCATGCTTGCAGACGTAATGAAATCTGGAGAAGATTCTTTCCGACACCGTCTCGTGTCTGCATTAGCCAGATTGGATGATGAGGGATGGGACAATTTAGAAAAACTTATTGACATGATTTCTAATAAGTAAAAAGAAAGACAAGGGCAATGCGCAAACCCTTGTCTTTTTTAATGTTATCCGATTAGCCTTTTCACAAATATATAAATCACTTCTATCCAATGATTATTCGTGCATTTTTCAACCATCTCAATAATCTCTTTCTTATAATCCATATATAACCCTCCCTATTGCAATTACCACCTACATTACAGTATATGTCCGGTTTGCGGAAATAATCGAACATTATTTCGTTTGATATCATTATATCACTAATGTTTGCTCTTGTCAACTGCCAGATATACACCGATATGTTTATGATTGCATAGAAATTATTCGTAACATCAAAGATATAGTCTTTTCTGTTTAGTGGCAGGGCGAATAAAAACGGCAGCATGGTCTGCTTTATTTCATGGGCGCTATTCTTATGTAGGGTAGAAGATCTGTACGCATTTTGGACAGAATACACTTCTGACTCTTCACGGATATAATCGTCTACACACATTGGTAAATAAACAATGTAATTAAGCAAAAGCACAGCTCCTATTATAATTAGTATATTTTTGATTATTTTCATTTCATAAATCACCTCAAAACGTCTATTTACAACTAAATTTAACGATGCTATAATAAAAATAACATATTTAAACACTTTTTTTTGCAAATGGCGAAAACAATGTTTACAAGGGAATGATTTACATGAAAATTGCGATTTGTGACGATGATAATTTACGGATTGAGATTTTCAAAAATAGCATTGACCGATATCTAAAAGAGCATGGTGATGGTGGATATGCATTAACCACCTACACCAGCGGAAAGCCTTTGATCGACGATGTTTCAGATGGTGAATGGTATGACATAATAATTCTTGATGTCTCCATTAACGGAGAAAATGGCATAGAGATTGCCAAAAGATTAAGAAAAATCGGATACTATGGAAATATCACTTTTTGGACAGAACGCAGAGAATATGTATTTGATGCACTTGATGTGCTGCCGGTTCATTACATCATTAAAGGCTCTGAGCATGGAAGAATGTATTCAGTTGTTAAGCAGACGCTTGAAAATATTCGTGAAAAAACGCTTACTATCAAGAACAAGGACTACTTTCACAGAGCTGAATTCCGGCATATTGAATACATCGAAAGCCAGAACAAATACATAATGATTCATTGCACGTGCGGAATATCACACAAGGAACGAGGAAAGCTCAATGATATCGAAAAGAGTCTTGACGGAAGATTTTTGCGCTGCCACCAGAGCTATATAGTTAATATGGACGAGGTAAGCGAAGTAAGCTATTTTTTTACGATGGTATCTGGCGCGATCGTCCCGATCAGGCAAAGAGAACTTGCGAAAATAAGAGAAAAATATGAAAACTACGTCATTGGAGGGAAATAAAGCATGAGCGAAGAAAAAACAAAGAAATGCAAGTATTGTAAAACAGAGATTCCGGCAGATGCTAAGGTCTGCCCGCAGTGCCGAAAGAAATTAAAAGGCGGAAAACTCAAATGGGTTGTACTGATAATCCTTGTCGGAGCTATCATCGGAGCTGTAGCTGGCGAAAGTGATTCAGAATCAGATAAAAGCGCAGCAACCGCTACTTCTTCAGAAAAGAAAGAAACTGCTGCTAAATCAAAAGAAGAAGCTGCGCCGATCGAGTATACTGCTGTTTCCGTTAATGATATGATGTCCGATCTTGATAGCAACGCCATGGGTGCATCTGATAAATACAAAGGTAAATATCTTGAGATCACCGGAAAACTTACTAATATTGATGCTTCTGGTGAATACATAAATCTTACGGCAGATGGCGATTTTGAAATCATTGGCGTACAGTGCAATATCAAAAATGACGAGCAAAAATCAAAGGTAGCATCTCTTACCAAAGGCGATACCGTTACATTAAAAGGAAAATGTACAGATGTCGGAGAAGTGCTGGGATATTCTAATTTTAATGAAAATCTTCAAGAATCCTTTGTTTATGCGGGTTTTGAGACTTTATTTGTGACTAATTTGTGACTAACCGTGTAAATCTATATCTGTTCATAACATCGTAATTTGACGTAAAAAAAAGAGAGTCGGGTTTTTATGCCCAACTCTTTTTTTTGACTGTCCGCTCGTGCCGCTGCTAACAGCCCCCGAATTGGGACATACAGCTCTTCCGTTCATGCACGGCAGAATCAATCTGCACTCTTCACTGTGCGTAGCCACACAGGAAACTTTACATCATAAGTTCAACCCCTGTGCGACTGTTAACAATATAACTTATTCTGAAGAAAAAATCAATCAGAACATAAATTTGGTTTAAAAGAAAAAAAGCCCCGAGGATTAACTCCAAGGGGCTTAATTTGTCACCTAGTATTCGCCTTCATGTGCTCAATCACTCTCTTCCAGGTATCAATGCCGCAAGTTCCATTTGCAGTTACATCGACATTTTTCTGGAAAACTTTAAGGGAGTTGCACGTATCATTCCCGAACTGTCCGTCAACTTCTACACCCAGCATCGCCTGAAGCATTGCCACTGCTGTACCGGAACTGCCCTTTCTCAGAATTGGAAGCCTTGTCTGGAAGGTACCGGTGAGCGTGGTTGAAGGCATACTTACTTTTGCACCGGTGGTAACAGCGATAGCCACGTGGTGGTTATCATTCAGGAGGATATCTCCTGCCTTTATATAGTCACCGGATGTCAGATACTTACTATCCGTCAGTACTTTCGCACCGGCAGCTTTCATTGCGGCTCTCATGTTTCGTGTCGTCAGATAGATGCTGACTGCTTTGAGTTTTGCGTTATTTAATCGATACCCAGCCCCCTTGACGATAGCTGCTGTACTCGCACTGCAATCAGATTCGCAAGCTACCGTGATCTGTGCTGGATCGTAATTACTTGCCTTTAAGTGCTGCCAGAACGAATACCGGTCATTGCTGTTTCCTGCTGTGCCCTGATCGTACCCAATAAGATTGTTCTGCGCCGCTTTTGTCGCCATATCTGCGATCATGGCTGCGATTTTGGCGTCATTGAATCTCAGGACACAGAGCCACGGTCTGCTGTACCAGTTCATGATTCGATACTCTGTACCAGTCTGATCTCCTGCTTTTCCACCTGCATACCTTCCGTTTTCGTCATGTCCGCAGTTACTGATTTTTACCATTTTAGTTTCTCCTTTCTGTGTTGTTCCTCTATAGTCCTTGTAGAACACATCCATATCGACATTTCCGCTGATACCGGATACTTTTCCTTTGCTGGAATACTGCCAGCCTGCACCGACCGGTGGCTTCAGACGTGTTTGGACAGTGCCGTTATCATTCGCTGGATATCGAGCAATCCAGCACTCATACTTTTTGAGTGCATCAGTCAAAACGTTGTTGTACCAGTCCATGTTGCAGTAGATACCGACTTTATAGCCGGCTTTCTTCATTCTGGTTAGAAATGCAACTGCAATGTTTTCGACTGCCTGTTTGCCGAGTTTTAGCTGATTAGACCATTCGAGGTCATAGAACACCGGGAAATCCAGTCCTCGTCCGTTCAGTGCGGCAATTACATCCTCCGCTTCGTCAATCGCCTGTGCCGGTGTTAGAGCGTATGAATACTTATATCCGCCGATAAGGATTCCGTTGCTCTTGCATCCCTTGTAGTTGTACTCGAATGAGCCGTCAACGCCGGACCTTTGGTGTACTCTCAAGATTGCGAATTTAATGCCGGATTTAGCTACTTTCGTCCAGTCCGGTTTTCCTTGATTGGATGATACATCAATACCTTTAATTTCCAATTTATCAGCTCCTTTCATAATTTCATGAAACATATTTGTGGTGGCTGTAGCGTACAGATTCCTGCGCTACTTTTGCGTAAATCATAGTCGTGTCAAGTTTTTCATGTCCGAGCATCTTCTGCAAGTCGGTGACGTTCATTCCCCGCTCGAGCGCCATGCTCGCTGTTGTGTGCCTTATCAGATGCGGGTATAAGTGTCTGCCGATGCCGGAACGTTCGCCAATCTGCCGGACTATCTGCTCAATTTGTGCCTTCGTAATGCCCCGATATGGCTGACGGACGGTGGATATCACGCTGTCGGAATCACCTTTCCGACTGAGCCAGTATTTCTTCAGAGCAACTTCGGCTCTGGCGTTGATATACGATATCCGGTGTTTACTGCCTTTTCCGAACAGGTGGACTTCCTTGGTCCGAAAGTCAATGTCGGCTTTCTTCAGAATCACCATTTCCGAAACACGGCATCCGGTGCTGTAGAACAGTTCCACAAGGGCTTTCTCTCGATAATCCTTGCAAGCATCCCGAACTAATTCCAGTTCAATATCGGACAACGGCTCACGTGGTTTGGCTTCAAACTTAATCGGATTTATGCGGCTACATGCGTTTTTGGTCAGATACTCTTCCTTGACACACCAGTCCAGAAACGTGTGAATGATAAGGCGTTTCCCGTCAATCGTCCGGTTGGTGTTGCCTTTTGCCGACAGCCCGAACAGGTACACACGGATATCGTTTGTGGTTATCTGGTTCAGCGGTTTGTTGACCGTTTGGAAGAAGTCGTCAAGGTTGCACTTGTACGTCCTCAATGACTGTGGGGACATACCCTCAATCTTTTTCGATACCAGATACACCTTGTAGCACTCCGGTATGCAGTCTTGATACGGCACGATTTCCGTGATTTTCTTCTCAATATCGAAGTTTGCCGAAAACATTTCCAGTTCCATCAGCACGTTTTTCATCTGCTCTGGTGTCAACTTTCCGTCCAGTTTGGTCATAAATTCGGTTGCGAAATTTTCCATGAAAAAAGCCCTCCTTTTGGGTACACAAAGGGAAGGCACTGTGATATAATATACCTGTACCCTTTGTGGTGCTGTTGGAGTCGAACTTTTTGATTGGTAGTCGGGAGTTCGGCTCCTTTTTTGTCATAATGTTTTGCTCGTATTATAACACTTAGCACACTCCATTGGTAGCTTTTTATGAAATTTTTACTCAATCTTACTTGAGTTTACTCAAGGTGTTTGTAAAGTCTATACGATTCTTCCGCCTCTTCTTTATCCGCATAAACAGTTTCTTCGTTTATGTCAATGTTATCGTTGATGTACACGCTCCGATTTGTTACGGTAACTTTTTCTATGACCAGTTCTTGAAGCTTCCCTTCGATTATTCTGTACACGGTTCTGCCGATGTACCAGTCCGAAAACTGTCTAAAAAACATATCATCTCGTTCTAATGACATTTTGCATCACCCCTTTTTTAATGAACTAAATGGGAAGAGGAAAATTATAAAAAAGCGTAAAAACATGTAATCATCTGGGTTTTGGTTGATTTTATTGTTACCGTCCTGTCCGAATTGCTGACAGTGATACCATCTGGAAGCGCTGATGTGGTCACGGTATAACCAATACTGATTGAACCTCCGAGATAAAAGACAACCATTGTTTTTTCGATTATGATTAATCCATGAGTGGCAGCACGTACATTTTTGATAGTAAGTGATTCGCCAAATGCTTTTTCGTACCTCAGAAAGGGGTTACTATTTAATTCATTAATCGCCCCTATCACCGTCTTGTCGTTCGTCTGCAAGTTGTTGATGACCGCATTGGCCAGTTTCCCAACAATCCAGTTCCAGATTCCGCTGAACGGTGAAAGCTTGTTTGCCTTCGCTGTTGCATCGTAAATCATCAGTGTGTCGTTGTCCGCTGGTGTTGCTTTCTGTGAATACTCGTTAAATTTTCCCATCTTGTAATCTCCTTTCTAACTCTTTGATATGTTTTTCTTGCTCGTCAACCTTTGTGCTAAGTTCCTGTATGGCTTTAATGGCGTAGTTGAGAAGATACGGGCTGTTAATCTGTTTAATATCCATCTCGCCGTTTTCGTCATATCCGCCGCCCAGAGCCAAGTTCGGGTCGATTTCTTCCAGTTCATCCGCCACGAAACCGATGTTTTGATGCCATCCACCCATCCGCTCTTTCCAGTCAAACTGACGGACTTTCATTTGATTAACCGTTTCGAGAGCGTCTGTTTCACTGCTTTCGATGTTTTCTTTTAGGCGGATGTCGGAAACTTGTGAGGTTGTATATAAATAGTCTGTGCTAAAGCCAGATCCACCCCATTTAGCACGGATTCCTAAACGTCTGTATGTTGCCGCATCTCCATGTTTACTACCCGTTCCTGAAAAAAGATAGGCCACTTGCGAATCATCTGCGCTTACGGACGCTATCGGTTGTCTTTTGACTTTGCCGGATGTTTTTGCTTGATTTTCCAAGTCGTAAAACATAAGGGTTCCATTGACAGTTGAGTTTCCGCCTACGCTCAAGCTTTTGCCAATAGTTGCACTTCCATCTGTCGAAAAATTTGCTCCAAGTTCGCATCCGTCCGTAAAAAGTGAGTTTGTATTTATTCGGACTTTGTTGTTCAGATAGCGAACAATATAGCCTTCCCATTTTTTGCTCGTATCACCTTCCATCCAAAGTTCAGGCACGTTATTTTGGACTTTCTGTGCGTACAGCCCGTATTTTCCAAGCATCAGCGCATTGTAGTTGTCTGCATCTGTGTAGTCCGTATACAATCGCAATCCGGCAGTATTAAGAGATACCATCGGGTTTCCGGTGTTCTTGTTAAGTACGACATATCCGGTATATCCTAATCTCGATATCTGATTTCCGTCAGCATCGTAAATCTTCAACTGACCATTTCCGTTATTCGTGCCGCCAAGACTGATAACGCCACCTTTCATGGCATTGAAAGAAATATACAGCGTCGTGTTCCCGCTTTCGTCCTTTTCGTAGTACAGCCCCTTAAACTTCCCATCATCTGACAGGATATCAACTATCTGTTCCTGTGTCAGTGACGCCACATCAACCGCAACGGAATATGTCTGATAGTCCGCAAGTTTTGTTTTCGACTGGTCAAAATACAATGAAACCTTGAGCATGTCATGAGCCTTGAGTGACAGGTTATTGACATTGATGCTCAACCGGTCAAGTGCCGCAGTCTGCGATACCGTGAGTGCCGACCATGTAGCGCCGTTGTCGGTGGATTTTTCAAGTTTCCACCAGCCTTTCTGTGGCTGTGCAACTTCGCCATTTCCATCACGGTAGAACGAATCTACAATGAGCGGCGCCGGTGTTATCTTCTTATCAGCCCCCATCAGTAGCACATCCGCATTACTCTGAAAGAAGTAAGTCCTTCCGGCAGTCCCCGGTTCACCTTTAATCTTTGTCCAACTGTATTTTGTTGGGTCGGTGCTATCATCTGGCGTGTAATCGGTATACTGCCCGATATACAGCTTATTGACGCTATCATCTACGGAGAAACCTGTTCTGCCATCAGCGCTGTTCGCATAAGCGATGTGGAAGTACGGCGTCTTTCCGTTCGCTCCCGGTGTTCCCGGCACACCCTGCGCTCCGTTTGCCCCCTTAATCAGTGACCACGTATACTTCGTCGGGTCGGTGCTGTCGGCTTCCACGAAGTCCACGTACATACCGATATATTCACGGTTTCCGTCACTTATCGAAAAGTCTGTCTGACCGTCTGCGCTGTTGGCATAAGCAAGGTGCGTGTACTGTGTCTTTCCGTCTTTACCATCTTTTCCCGGGATGCCGTTTTCTCCATCCTTGCCATCATATCCATCAACGCCACGGAACCGGCTCCACGTGTAGTCTGCCGGATTAGTACTTTCTGTAGCCGTGTCCTTATTCGTTGCGATGCCGATATAGGTTGCCTGTGTCACTGTATAGATTCGCTCTCCAGCACTGTCCAGAATCGGACTGCCAGCGCTGTCTAACAGTGGTACATAATCCGGGTTGTCTGACATGTCAAGTCCATCCGGTCTTGTGGCGTATTTCATCCACGTATAAGACGACTTGCCGTCTGCTCCCTTTGGCCCTTGTGCGCCCTGGTCGCCCTCGAATTTTGCCCACGTGTACTTGCTTGGGTCTGTACTGTCAACGCCGGAAAAGTCCGTATAAGTTCCGATGTATTTGTTTGGTGTCTTGCTCATCTGTGCCGCTGTCGGGTTCTGTACCGGTGCGTACTGGATATGCAGATACGTTGTCTTTCCATCTATTCCAACGCCCGGGATTCCCTGCGGTCCGGCGTACTGTTTTGCAAGTGAGAACTGTTTCGATACGACAAGGTTATTCAGATATGCGGCTTTGATGTTCACCCATCCGCTGTCTGCGGTCAGCCCGGTAACAGTGTACGTCTTAGTTTCCTTATTCCAGCTTCCCTGTATGTTCTGGGACGCCGTAATAGTGTACGTACAGTTATCCGTGATATCCTGCGTGCCGTACATGACGGTCGCCGTTGTGGTGCACTCCGGGAACTCTGTATAGTTGCCGTCAGAGTCTACCGGGATTCCCTGATAGTCGTTATCAAGCTGCATGGTCATGTTTCTGGCCAGAGCTGCCATGTTCTCAACATCTTCAATCTTTTCATCAAGTGGTTTACCGCCGATCGTCACATAACTTCCGTCAAGAGTAACTGATCCAGTATCCATATCTGCTTCAAATATCACATTTCCACTCTTATCTCTTACGATGAGCGTTCCTGCGTTGATATAATCAGCATTAATGCCCTCTGCGTAGAGCAGTCTGGTTATTAATTCGCCAGTCACCGCAAAGCCGTAAGGATACGTTTTTCCGCCATCAATCGACACGGCAAACGCTTCTGCTGTCAGTTTCCAGATTATGTTAGATTCTTTTATGGTCGGCTTATTGTGCATGTAGTATATAATACTGCCATCCTGCTGTGGCTCTTGCGTCATATACAGACCGCTCGAAGAACGGAGTGTTTCAGCTAATCTCTGTATAGCCTCTTCTCTTGCGGACGTTTCTTTTTGTACCATCTGACGTGCCGCAACTATAGCTTTCGTACTATTTCCGTAAAAGTCACTGCTGCCTCTGATTGGATCATCAGCCTGTGTCTTAACTGTAGTCAGGCCACCCACGTTACCTGATACATCTGTCAGAGGAGTAACGTATTTGTTACCCGACCGATCGTAAGTATAAACCATGTCGCCGAATTCTACGGTCGGCTCATATATAAGATCTCCTTCAAGGTTTCGGAATCTTACGCCTACAATCTGTTCACCGATGATATTTGCCACCGTCTGAAGCTGATCGGTATCAATCAGCTCGTTCTCAAGTTCAAGGACGTATCCTTCCTCTCCGTACATGCCGGAATAATCAGTATTAGCATCGTCGTTTGACTGCCCGTTCATTACCTTGATTCCAGTTATGACTATATCATCACTGGAAAGCGCAGGTGGGTTCGCATAGGCCATCAATCTCTGAACGTCACTGCCTGGGCCGGATGTGAGAGCCAGGAATCCCTCTGCGTTAATAGTCCATCCTGGCAGAGAAACAAAACCGTCGGTATCAATAGACGGGTTAGCATCGCCGAAATGAACAAAACCATCTGTATCCACAGTCGCGGCATTGTCAGATTCCATTTTCCCAAAATCCCATTTTACAAACTGGAGATTCCCGGAATAATCAATCCGGGCATTCGCAGACTCAACCATAGCCGCATATCCGAACAACTGGCGAAACGTCATACTGTCAGGAACGCTTCTTATTATAATATCGCCATGGTCCATGGTCAGATTCATACCTATGCCGACAGTCTTACAAGCATCTCTGACAAGGTTAATGAGCGACTGCGGCAGTTTTAATCCGCTGGTATATGTCTTATTCGCCTTATACATATCATCCAGCGCCGTAACATTGATGATATCTGAGTATTGCTCTGGCGTAGTGACCGTATAGACTCCCTTGTCAATAGTTTCAATGATGTCTTTCGTAGCTGCCTGTGTTGCGATGATAGGATCACCGGTACTGTCCAGAATCGGGTTATAACTTTCGTCCAGCAGCGTGCTTACAGACTCCGGTGCCGCATACGACGTCTGAAGCTTCAGATAAGCATGAATCTTAGCTCCGTAAAAGTTGTAGTTCTTCCACTGCTCCTGATCGTTATTAATACTCAGCGTCAGCGTTTTACAGACAGTAACGCCGACTGGAAAACTGCTGCTATCTGCACAGTCGGAAAATCCGTTGTCGCCGTTCATGATATCTTTATTAATGGTCTTTTTTGTTCCGTCAGGAAAGGTGATATCCACTACCATTCTGACTGGTTCACCAGCTTCAAGTTTTTCTCTAAATGCGTTGCTTACGTTAATCACAGTGGATTCACCCCCGTCATGTTAAATTCTAGCGATGATAGTATTTTTCTGTCATCTGATAATTCTCCGATAGCTATGTTTTGTGTCTGCCCTACGTAGAACGGAGCGTCTCTCCAAACTCCGTAATATGGCGAGAAATAATGAAGCGTAAATTTATAACCTTTTGCCACCATCTGCAAAATCTTGGTTGCCTCTGCCATCGGGAGATCGCTAGCCTTGTACGTATACTGTTCTACGGTAAACATCGGTGTAAAGTAACCTACACCGTATTGCGTCCTCTGGCTGGATTCCGTGTAAGTCGTGGCAAAGGAGAGCGCAAGGTCTTTATCCGGTTGCCAAATTACTGTTCCATTGATTTTGTATTTTTCCATAACGCCCTCCTTTCTATGCCATTTCAAACGGGTTTTTGCCGCTTGTATCTCGTCTCATCTGCGCTTCTTTTATCATCTCGTCAAACAGCGTCCTGCGGTTGATCTGAGCTGTAAATTGCCAGCTTCCACCGCCAGCCTGTCGTCCTGCTGTTTCTTCCCGGACGATCTTTCTGAGCAGAGCTTCCGGTGTCTCGATGTTGTTACCCTGCTTCTGGTCGCCTAAGACCGCAAGGAACTCGCTTCTTGGTGGAATGACTGCGCCTTTAGCCAAATACGGAACTGTCGGAACTCTTGGGAAAGTAGCTTTAAACCCGATAGTCTTTGAGCCGAATGGAGTCGGTACTTTCCATGGGCCGAAAGAGAATGCTGATTCAATCGCACTAACAACTCCGTTTACTTTGCTGATAGCGCCATTTACAACACTTATGATATTGTTCAGAACAGACCTGATAGCATCTCTCATTCCGTTAAATACATCGACTACAGTGTTTTTGGCGGATGTGAATTTATCAACAATAGCGTTCTTGATTCTTTTAGCAAAGCCACTAACAGTAGACCATATAGCATTCCATTTCTGATGCGCGCTGGCTTTTATGTTCCCCCAAATGGTCGTCATTTTGGTAGCTAGACCTCTGAGTTTATTCCCAATATCCTCAACAAAACGCCTTGTTTTATTAGAAATCCAATCCCATACCTTTCCAGCCATTTCTTTGATTTTGTCCCAGTTTTTGTACAGTAATACACCAATCGCAATACATGCGCCGACTGCAAGAACAAAGACTCCACCTGGTCCGATAGCTGTTGCAATGGCTTTGATACCGCCCATGATGCCGCCTGTACCAGTCATTAACGAGATAAGCCCCTTTGCGGCCGTAGCGATTCCAGACACGTTTTTAATGATTCTCGACGCCAATCCTGCAATCTTCGCCGCTGCGAACGCCCCGATCAGGGCCGCACCGAACGCTTCAACGATCGACTGATGATCGGCGAGAAACGTAGCTACTTTTGACACCAGATTAATCACTGTCGGAAGCCCTACCTCAATGACCCATTTTAGCATCGGGAGGACAATGTTGTTGTAAATCCATTCAAGTACATTTCCAATGGATTCCAGAATTGGTACAAATGCACTTGTCAAATTACTGATAGATTCCAACAATGGATAGAAATCCAAGTTCGCCGCCCATGTCGCCGTATCTGCGGCAATCCTCTCAATGAACTGCATAACTACCACAAGAGCATTTGCAATATTCTGGATAATCTGCGTTCCGACATTATTCTTGTTCCATGCGTCAGCAAAACCGGAAGCAATATTTCCAATAGTTTTAAGCACATTCTGAGCAATCCTCAGCATGGTTGTAAGCATTGTCGTACCTGTGCCATTTGTCCAGACTTCTACAAGGCTCCTGCCTACACTCTTAGCGAGCTTTGCGATTCCCGACAAGGCTATCTGCGCCGCACTAATGGTGTTCTTGCCCTCTTTTTTCCAAGCGTCCTGAAATGGTTTCCAGAGCTTTTTTAAGAGCTTCGCAAGCTTTTCAGCTGATTTGCTGATTTTATCCAGAGCGGTTTCACCCTCTGCTACTTTTCCATAATCAACGCTCCCGACAGCTCCGGCTAGACCACCAGGGCTTCCTCCTGATCCTGTTCCTGAGGACGGGACTTTACTTGCTGTTGACGATGTATTCTGAGTTGAATACCGATTAATCTCATCAAGTGGACTCAGATATCCGTTCGCAGCTTTGGCTGCGTCTTTTGTTGCATCGGCTACATCTTCTGTAGAATCCGCAAGCTTGCTGTCCATAAGCGTCTGCCGTATCCTGCACGCCGCTTGCATCGCCTGTGAGACCTGCTCCACTTCCACTTGTCTGACCAGAGGATTTCTTACCGGTGATTAATTCCGTAAAGGATTTAAAAGCATTGGCTAACGTTGCCAGCTTACCGAGCAGAACATTAATTACTTTCAGAATAGGTGTAAAAATATTAATCAGTCCCTGTCCGACTGTTGCCTTGAGAGACTGTAACTGTAATTGCATAACTCTGACCTGGTTTGCCCAGCTGTCAGAAGTACGGATGAAGTCTCCAGATGCGGCAGATAGCTGCTTCTGCACAAAAGCCAGACGGAGAGCCACTTTTTCCTGTTCTGTCATTTCAGATGTGGTTTTTCCGTAGCCATTGGCAAGTGCATATTGATCAAGTGCCGACTGGCTCATTACCACGCCAAGATCTTTCAATGTTTCCGTTTCACCTGTAAACACCGATTTCAGCTTGATGTAAGCCAGGTCTTGCGAAATGTTATAAAATGATGCCACATCACCAGTCAGCTGTGTCAGAGCTGTTGACATGTCGTAAGCCTGTGCTTCAGAGAAACCGAACGACTTAGACATTGCTCCGAACGTACCGACATACCGTTTTGCCATGGTTTCTGACAGCCCGGCAGAGGTCATGGCATTCTTTGCAAATTCATTGACCTTGTCGGACATGGTGGTAAATGTAACATCGACCACATTCTGAACTTCTGTGAGGTCGGAACCAAGCTCCACACATTCTTTCCCAAACTGCGCTAATTTGCCGACAGCAAACGCCCCGCCAATCAGCAGACCGATTTTCTTTACAGCACCCCCAAGGCCGTTAAATGACTGTTTTATAGCTGATACGCCATTTCGGACACCGGTTGTATCCATTCTGGTATCAATAATGACTGAGCCATCAGCAGCCATACGTCCACCTCCTAACTATTTGAGGTTCAACATCTCATTCAACTTATCTTTATAAGCTTGCTCTTCTTCGCTGAGACGTGTTTTTATGTCAATTGTGTTTTTATTTTCTTGATAGAATTTCTTTTCCCATTTATCCAGGCGTTCGCCTTTTGCCTTTTTTGACCGGATCCCGACAACTGTATTAAATAGGCATTCCCCAGATTCCATAAAGTAGCCAAAAAACGTCCACCAGTGCATATACGGTACGGCTCTGATTTCTTTACCAGCAACCTTGTTTACCGCCGGCACGATCATATCTCCATCCTGTTCCCAGTCCATCAAACGAGGTTTTGGGTGATTTGGATTATCGTCCAATTGTCCGCAGTCGATGAACTCCGATGCTTTCTGGCAAGCTTCGTCCCAGCACTCAGACGGTATGCTTTGCCAGTCCTCAAACAGAATCTGCAACATAACAACTGCTTTCGCCTGCTCGTCCAGTTCTGGGTCATTCATGGCTATGAGAATATCAATAATCGCTCGAAAATCGGTTCTAATAGAAAAATCCACCCCACTGATGTTTAGTGAGGTGGGAAGCTCATAGGCGGTCATTTTGTATACTTCTCCGTATACTTATTAACTGCTGCCTGCATTTTCTTTTTTCTCTTTTCGATTTCCGGTGAAATTGCTTCTGCGATTTTATCCAGAACAATGTAAGCGAATACCTGACCATTTCCGAAAACAGTAGTTGCCGTGATCGGTTCCTTGAACAGGTCCTTTGATGCTTCGTATCCGAGCAGGTAGTTGATCTTGTCTTCAATCTGTTTATTGAGTTCCGCCATCTCTTTACCAGAAGTGACTTTCTGAATAGAATCTTTGAGCTGCTCAAAATATTCTGTCAGTTCCTCTGCACGTGCTGCTACATTAATGTCCGTCGGATTAAGTTTGAAAGAAGAAAAAACTTCATCTTCATTGTTGGTGAATGTAAAAATGAGAATTCCATCATCAATTTTTGTATTAATTACTTTTGCCATTTAGCATGTCCTCCTTGTATATGTGCTTATTCGCTGTCGGCTGTGAACGTACCGGAACTAATATCAAACTTTCCTTTTACACGTTCGCCAACATAGTTGACGGTAAACGGAATCTGATAGCCGGATGTGTCACCACCGTAGGAGGTCGGCACAACGTAGCAGTCCTGCTGATATGCTTCATACTTGCCTGCTGTAGCTTCTGTCCAAAGGTGAACCTCAACTGCTTTTGTCTTGAGGTTATCGTCTTTGAGACGTCCATCTACGATCTTCTGTAATGCCGTGAACAGATCAGAAGTAGTGTCTGCATAGAACGGATCAGCGTCAGAAGAAACTTCGTAGCCGTTATGTTTGAATGTGGATTCTCCAAGAATGTTTTTAGATGTTTCGGTATCTGGATTGAGTTCTACGTTATACTCTTCCAGATCTTTTCCAAGACGTTCATACTTCGGTGTCAGTCCTCTACAGAGAGAACCTGCATCGATATAATGAGCCATATATTTACGGTCAATCTTGCCTGTAACTGCCATAGAAATATCCTTTCTGCCTATAACTTTTAAAAGGCTGTGTAGGTTAGCGGCTATCTCTAATTGATAGCCGGTTGTTACTCGTTATATTACTTCATATGTGTTTTCATAGCGCACTGACAATGGCAATAACCAGTCCTGCACGCCACTCTCCTGTGGCTCTAAACCATATGAGTTATCGCGTGTGATACGTTTTATCACTCGCCCCTGAGAAAGCTCAGGAAACGCATTTAAACGTGTCTCAGAGCCATTTATGGTAACTGGTTCTCGGCATATCCATTTACCGAGATTGTCAAGGAACTTCTGAACAGATAGTTTCTGCCTTTCTTTGTCAGATGCTGTACGATATACCACGTAAAATGGGTACTGACAAATTTGGTGCATTATTCCGCAAACATCTTCTTTTTCTGAATAGACCAACGCTCCGTTATCTGCCGAGAACGCAATTCCCGATTCCTTGCCAAGTTCTTCAAATTTGATTGTTTCATTTTCGTATAGTCCTGGATACTGATTCAGAAGTGCTTTCATGGCATCTGTCAGGATTTCATATCCAGTTGCATCTTTTCCAATAGGCTTATCTGCCATGTCTGCCGCCTCCTGCCTGTGCTTTTACTTTGCGAATCCATGTGCTACCATATTGTCGTTTAGCGGCGTCGAACCACTTTGCCTGTGCCTGCGGGTGTGCCTGCTTGGTGTATTCAAGATTTTCCTTTGCAGCTGTCCGACCAGAGAACTGACTGACAAGGACTTTCTTTGCTCCACGTCTTGCATAGGGGCTTCCGGTCAACTCGTCAACCATTCCTTTTCCTTCATACAGAAAACGCCCATAAGGAGCCGCCGCTGCACACACAAGTCCAGTTCCTTGCAAGGATGTACTTTCAATTCTTGTTCGGTTGATAAAGTCCCCTGTAATCATCGGCATAAATGGAACCATACTGTCCATGACCATTCCGTCAAGGAGATATTGAGCTTCTTGGTACTGCCTGGAGAATCTGTCCATATTTAGCTTTATTTTCATATCTCCATCAACTACGGAGAACCCTTTAAAATGATGAATTTTACTCATATTACTTACCCAAAATCTCAAAATGCGGAATCAGTGTATACGGACCGCCTACACTGGTAATCTTAAACACGTTATCCTTATTCTCATTCATGTACTGGTAGAATCCATTTCGATAATCACTGTCAGATACCGTTCCACCATTCCACTCACCCTCCCAAAAAAATGACTCGTCCGAGAATGTGATAGTGTCTTCCAGAGCGTTGTTAATCTGCCTTTTCCACTCTTTAGGCGGCACCCATGGAAGAATCTTGCCGTCTCTATCGGTAATGGTTATGTCACCATTCTGGGCAGTGTATCGAACGTGTAACTGTGCGTTGTCAGTTGCGTCTGGCCCGTACTTTTTAAGGATTGCCCCTTTGTCCGTAATGAGGTCAACGCCGGATAAAACATGAGGATACCAGTACGCATCTCCTGTCGTGGCTGATTCGTAATAATTAAAAATCGTCACCGTTTTTTCGTACATGATACCCTCCTATCCTTCACATATTGCTTTTGAAAATCTGTCGTGGAATGCCTTGATTCTAACAATATTACCTTTGCATTCTTCCGGCACTTTCCCGTAAAAGACAATGCTTTCTGGGTGTAATCGTTCAATCATAGCATTATAGCCGGAAAGAAATAGTTCTTTCTTTTTCTTGCTATTCATGCAGCCAACTGAAGATACCGCCACTGTTCCACCCTCTGGTTCTCCATCAAAACACCAATCGTAAGAATCAAGTGTACTCCATGATATTGTTGGAATAACACGGCAACCATATTCTTGCAAATATGCACCTATCCAGTGCTTGCGGTAATGGTTGTATATCTGGATAGCTTTAGGGAAGTCGGTGTAGGTGCTGAAATCTGGTGTTAGAATGTACCGGAATTTGCTCAGCTTATCCACGTACCTGTCTGGATTTCTCCATAGTGCATCAAACTGATAATCGTCCAAAAAGAAATGAACAGCTTTCTCTTCTGGATTATTGCATTTTCCTCTGGCATAATTAAAACCGACAAATTCGCAATTGCCCTCGAATGTCTCAGGTTGTATCTGCGGTATACCATATTCACCAATGCCAGGAAAGATACGGCGGTTTAGATTTTCGTAAGCTATGCTTGTCTCTCGGTTTGCCATAGATTACTTCTTTCCGCTTCCAAAGAACCATGAATCAAAGTTTTTCATTCTGCGCTTTCTGGCTCTGTCATAAGTGGTGGTAGTACGGCTTGTATCGTGTAAAGCACTTATATCGCCTTTTTCAGAGGCCTTTGAAAATTTGTGCATTTCATCTCTCATGGCTGTACTGGCATTGATTAATTTTCGATGCTCTATAGCAAGCCTTTGATTTTTAAATAACGCCTCTGCGCTTCCAAGCTTTGCGATTTTCCTTTTACTCTCACTTAATCTGTCATTTATATAATTCATTGTCTTTACTGCTTCACTCTTTGTCTTGATTGACTTAAAGTAGCTAGTGTTTTCTGAATTAATGACTTTCTCGAGTTTACTGTCTTTTTTAACAGTTCCGCTCCCTCTTAAAGCGTCGCTTTTCTTTGAAGAATTAAAGTACACCTTCGCAATAAGCTTAGAAACTGGTTTCTCGTTACTTAACCCACTACTTCCGCCACGTCCACCCATAAAATCACTCTTTCTGCACTGTCTGCTTAATAACCTGATTCACACCAGTTGCCGACAATCCGTTAAACATACCGACCGCAACCGCTGTGATATAATCCGTTGCCGGGAAGTCCGGGATAACTCCCATTCCGACTGCTCCGAGAATTCCACCAATAACCGCCATGATTACTGGAATCCATTCATCAGAGATTCTTTTTGATGCTTTGCAGCCCATTCCTACGATATAGCAAATCATAACGATTGCTATACATGAGCCTAATGTTGAAATGTCCATTATTTATCACCCCTTAACGCCTGAATAGCATTCATAAAATCAGCTGTATTTTTAGCCATTTTCTCAACATTTTCAGGCTTTTTAAGTTCTTCAATAGTTTCACGGAATGCCTGCTTTACTTCGGGATTTTCTCTGAATATCTTTTTCATATTTTCCCTTGAACATTCAAGGCAAATGTCGGTACTCCAATGTGGCTTAAGTTCTTTTCCGCACTGTCTGCATTTCATACTCACACCCCCGCATAAAGAATCGGTATTCCATCATCCGTCCTTACTCCCATCAGAAGCGGCAAAGCTGTCTTTAAGAGCAAGTCGTTCGTTTTCTGCACATCTCCGGCGGCAGCATACACCGCACTCCATTCCTTTGCACTTGCCCCAATTTGCTGTGGCGTTGCGTAAGAGATGGATTCACTGCCGGAAGACACAGATGTTACAATGCCTGTCGTGCTACCACCGGACCCGATTGCGGTTGACGTACCGCTCACAGCGGCATTGGTAGCATTCTTCTCAGCAAGTTCAATCTGATACATTAATTCAGTCAATGAACAGACCGCCTTTTTGATACGTTTTTGCGAACGTTCGTTTGTTGGCAGTCCGTACACCAACCTGTCAAACGTCATTGTGTCCACAAAATCACTGGCTCTTTCTGCCAGTCGTGGAAATTCGGTTTCTGGCACGACATTGCCGAATGATTCTGTATAGAATTTATAATCTGCATAAGCCATGCCAGTTACCTCCTACATTTATGATTTTGCTGTTACAGTCGCACTTCCGGCATTCAGTGCTTTGTATGTTCCGTCACACTCAACTACTGTGATCTTCTGTTCATTTGCCGCCTTAATGTCAGCTTTTCCGTCCCAAGAAGTCCAGTTTCTGAGGTTCTGGCCATATCCGACAGTTACTGCATCTGCTGCAACTTTGTATTTATATACGTTGTTGGCATTTTCCTTAGTCGGATTTACGGTAATTTTTGTATCACCGCTTGCTGTTCCAGCCACGGAATTTACTGTCAGAGTGCCAAGCGTTGGTGTCTCATCAATGGTGATTACTGCGATTGCGTCAATGTACTCCGCAAAAAGAGTAAGTCCCATAACCGCAAACGCCTCAGACACTGCTGTGTGATAGTTGCCCTGAGTATGGAATCCGATCAGGTTTGTCTCACCGGAAACGGTATACACAAGACCTGCTCTTGCGAAGTCAGATTCGTTCGGGTCAACATAGTAAAGTACGATGTTCTCGACAGGAGTAGCGATAACCTGTCCACGTGGGATCTCACTGTCAGATAACAGGAAGATTGTGTTGAATCCCATGAAATCTTTCATGTACTGGAAACCGAACTGATTCTGAATAGTAATCTCAGCTGCTCCAAGGTATTCATATACGTCCAGAATATTGACAAATCCAACAACGCCAGTCACATTCCTGTGCATCTGTTTGAATTTGTTTTCTACTCGACCCTTGGCCATCGCCAGAGCCATCTGGAATGTTGTTTCTGTGGAAGTAAGTGTACCGGTTTTCAGATAATCGTAAAATCTGCCGGTAACGTCAGTCTGAAGCTGGAAAAGGAATTCATCATCGGTCATCTGAACGGCGTTCTCATAACCGTGATCCTTGATTGCTTCGATAGATACAGCCTTTGCGTACTTCTCAATGGTCATTTCCGCATAGTTCTTTTCTTTTACAGTAAACTTGCTGTAAGGGATTTCCTCGCCCTCACCGACAAGTCCGCTCTGCAAAGTACCCTCTGCGTACTTGGACTTGAGTACAGCACCCGGCTGTTTTTTGATAGGTCTCATGATACCCAGAATATCACGTAAGTGCTGCCAGTTTCTTTCAAATCTGGTAACGAAGTCAATCTCGCGTGCTGTGACCTGAATATCATTCGTCATGATAAGATTAGCTTTTGCTGCCATATAAAAAATCCTTTCTACCCATAATTGTTAAGGTATTGGGTTAGCGGCTATACTCTGGTGTATAGTCGGTGTAAAAAATCACTGGAATAACTGGATGTTCTGAGCGATCGCCGCCTGTCTCTCAGACGGGTCTTTGATTGCTTCGATATCTTTCTTCGTCATGCTTCCCGGTGTCTGCTGATGTCCAACGTGAGTGGTAAATCTTGCCTGTTGCTGCTGAGCCTGCTGCTGAGATTCATCTACAAAAGCGGATGCGTCAGACTGCTTCATCTGTTCGATCAGATCGTTCAACCCAAGGATTTTGCCGTCTTTCAGCTTAAGACCTGCTTCTTTGATGTCTGCCATGACTGATTTCTTTGCCGCTTCGCTTGAAAATTTAACATCATCGAGTGCTGCTTTGAGTGCGTCTGAGAAATCACGGTCATAGATCTTTGCATTAAATTCTTTTTCTGCATCTGCCGCTTTCTGTTTCCAGGTCTCTAACTCACTTTTAACATTTGCCGGGTCAATACCGTCAAAGCCTTTTAAGGTTTCTTCTGCTGTCTCAGCACGTTCTTTCCAGCTGTCTCTCTCTCCTTCGACTTTTGACAGAGTTTTCGCTACTTCTTTAGCATTCTTATAATGCTCAGAGAGTGCTTTCTTCACATCTGCCTGCTTGTCTTCCGGGATTTCAATTCCAAATGATTTTAATGTGTCAATAAGTTTCTGCATAACATCCTCCTGGTCGTGTTTATTGACCTGCCGCCGCAGGTAAGTGGATTAAGCCAGTTAGACCACTGGCAGGGTAATCGGAATGGCAGGAATCGAACCTGCGGCACGTAGTTTATACATTGCTCTGCCACTGAGCTACATTCCATTAACCCGGATTCCCGGGTTAGCAAGGTGTTTAACGTGTCATGCCTGCCACGAGTTGTTTCGGGCATCCATCCGCCCATTTACCTTTTACAAGGAGGTGCACACTGTCTACATGATCGCATAGACAGCGATGGTACGCGTCGGAAATTGCATCCGCTTTTCAACCTCATGCTTCTTATGTGACAATCCGGCCACTGCATTTTCTATTAAGGACACGCACCCGAGAAAGGAGGAATCAATGAAAAATGTCTATGTCAAGTGGCGGAAACCACTTACGAATCTTCCTCATAAATACATTGTACCACAAACCTTTCCAAAAGTTGTGGTACATGTTTTAGCCAATTAGAGCATATCCCGGAGTTTTTCCACGTATCTCTTGACAAGATCACGTTCTTCCCGGCACTCTGCGTCCTTGGACATGTCGCTCATTTCTGTTGTGAGTTCGTCCAGATGTTCTTCCAGAGCGGCAAGCATCTTTCTTTTACAGTCCTCAGACTTGCCGGAACGATAGCTCTGTTTCTGCGTCATATAGTCATCGTAAGCGTCTCGCCCATCAGAACGGCTGTAATGTCCTCTAACATAATGCTCACCGCGTCTGGCATAAGAACTACCTCTGTCGTAATCCGGCATCATTCTGCCATCATTTGAGCTGTATCTCCCCATGCTGTCGCGCTTTCTTCCACGTTCGCTGTAATCGTCATTGTAGCCGCCGCGCATCTCATCAAGGACAGTGTTGTAGTACTCCACTTTTTTGTCCCAGTACTGTGTATTCTTGATATCTTTGTACATGTCAATCAGCTTATACGTCATATCCAGATTTCCAGTGGTCAGTCCACTGTCAGCGATTTTGGACAGTTCATCTTCAATTCTTGCGCATAAATCTTTAATATCTCTCATAACTGCACCTCCTACGCTTCTCTGGTTACAACAATGTTTGCGTTTGCAACAGAAATTGCCTGATCGCTAGTGTTCTCTACTGCGATATTAACGCAACATCCGCGAGGAACGTCAATATAGATACCGGAAGACACATTATTATACTGGTCTACTGCTGCCGGTGTAGAAATCATCTGGGAGGATAATACAGGCTCACCAGAAATTGCAATAGCCAGAGAAATAGCTTCAACAGTACCGCCTGTTGGAATTGCGATATTACCAGAAAAATCCACGAAGAATCTTGCTTTACACTGATTAGTCAGTCCTCTCAGTGTGATAATTCCACTTCCCTCTCTGTGCTGGATGCAGTTAGAACCTTTAACTGCTGTATTTGAAAATACTACGTTTCCATTTGCTGCTACAGTCTGAGCAGCTACATTTGTAAATTCTGCCATAATTTTTACTCCTTTCATATCACAAAAGGACAGGTCTCAGCCTGCCCCTCTGTGTAATACGGCATAAGCCGACATTCGAATCAATCGAAAGATACTCTCGATATGAAGTTATCAGCAATTACATCCAGTGTTGCATCCACATCCGTAATATGTGTTCGGGTTAGGAACCTGATATGCTGGGATCGGTGCTGGATTGATCGCATTAATGAGCTGCTGTGTCTGAGAAGCCATCGCAGTTGTGAGAAGTGCAGACTGGCGATCCTGAGAAGCAGCACGTCTAAGGTCATTGTTTTCAGCCTGCAGGTTGGAAATCTTTTCATTGCAGAGATAGTCGAGAATCGCTCTTGTCCCTGCATTCTGGCTGTCGATAATGTCTCTTGTGTTGCTGTTCATGGTGTTCTGCAATGCACAGGTGTTCTGTGCCATGTTGTAGTTTACGCCCTGGATTGCTTCTCTGGTCTCACAACAACAGTTTGCAAGCTGCGCCTGTAAAGCATTTGTGTTCTGCATATTTGATACAGTATCGGCATTGATTGCCTGCTGGATTCCAAAGCCGGTCTGCATGATATTTGTATTGATTCCATTAAATCCGGTAAGCATACCGTTGTTTACTGCATAGAATCCATCACAGAGACCGTTGTTGATTCCGTCAAGTTTGCTAATTACTGCGGAGTTATCGAATCCTCTCTGAATGTCTGCCTGAGTAGCTGCTGTGGCTGCATATCCGCCGCCGTTGCCGTTATTGCCCCATCCGTTGTTTCCCCATCCAAAGAAAGCAAAAATGAATAAAACAATAATCCACCAACTACCATCTCCACCAAACATGCCGTCATTATTTCTACCGTTTCCAGTAGCAGCGGCAATATCTGCTAAGCTATAATTTCCATCCATAATATAATCTCCTTTTTGTGTATTTACATCAATCTGGCCAGATTGTAATGTACTATTTCATTCCTTTCAACATGTGCTGGAATTGCCCTGCCATCTGCTGAACCTGATTAAGTTGCTGTTGAGAAATCTTTCCAGACTGTAACATCTTCTGGATTTCTTCCTTCGGGTCTCCCTTAAAATTCTGTTTGAACTGCATAAACTGCTGTATCATCTGCATCGGACCGTTACCCTGTGGCATCCCACCACCAAGTGCATTAAACAATGGATTACTCATCTGCATTTCCTCCCTTGGCTGCTGATTCCTGCGCGATATTAGCTCTAACAGGTTCAGAAAAAGAATTTAATCGGTTTATGATGACTTCGTATTTGCTCTTCAAGTCGTTGTATTCCTGCCGCGTGACATATTTATTATCTGATTCCCGAACAGACTGTTTAGGTGGCATCTGAGTGCCTACCTCATGATACTCAAATGTCCGTAATGGCTGTGGCATGCCAGAAACGTCTGTGGATTTTATAAAGAATTTTTCACTTTCACTGTCCATCAGTAAAACACTTGTCCCGGGTGCTACCAGATAGGATTTTGCGCCGACTTCGCCAGACACCCACAGGATACCATTATTGTTCTGTTGTGGTTGCTGTACTGGTTGAGCTGGCATCTGGACAGGCTGTTGCTGAAATTGATTCATCTGTCCCGGAACGCCAAAACTATATTGATAAGGATTGTTATATAACGCCATCTTATGCACCACCTTTCTGATTATATTTTTGCATGGAAATCAATTTCAAAACAGTTCAAAAAAGTGTCAAAAAAGTATTGACATATCACTCATTGAGTGGTATGATAATATCAACAAGAGGGAGTAAGGAATCATTTAGGAGGTGAACATTATGAAGTACGATAAAAGAAACGTCATGAGAAACGCATGGAATATTAAGAGAACAGCTAACGTGACAATGAGTGTTGCAATGAAAGCTGCATGGTGCATTGAAAAAGCTGTGATGGAAGCTGAAGAAATTGGAAGAAATTCTGGATGGAATTACAAGGTATTCGCAAACGACTGGGTTAAATATGGTAAAAATCGTACATATATCGAAACAAGGATTTATACAAACGCTTGGAACTGCAAGAAAGAAATCAAGCTTGGATATGTAGATAACCTTAGCGGAGAGTATATTGCAGCATAAAAAAGTAAAAGGAGAAAGAAAAAATGAAGAAATTTACTCATTATGGCGTAGAAGTAATGCACCAGTATATCGAACTGGAATTTCAGTTTGAAGACGCTCTTACAGAAAAAGGAATAGAATACACCTATCTTCCGATCAACCCAAATAACGATATTCGCAACAATGTGGTCAGGTACTTTATCGACGGAGATGCTAAATATGCTCTATTAATCAACAATCATTGCATCATTACAACAGCAGTGCCAGAGGACGGAGACTGGTACAATCTCTATATTGATATCAGAGATCAAATTAGTGGAGAGGATCCGCAAAAAATGAAATCGAAAGCTCGTATAATTATTGAAGAGGCAGAAAAATGGGCAAAGGAAGAGTTGATTGATAAAAAAGATATCACGTCATTTTTAAAAAATCCTACTGTACATGATGTCGGAAACAAATGCGTAGCACTAGGATATGATCCTGAAAGGCTTTTAAAAATGCCGCATGAAGATATTACTAATGAATACTTGAAAGAATTAATAAAAGAAACGCATAGGAGATAAATATTATGAAGTAGTTGAAGATATTGTGAGATATCGCGTTTTTATAAAAAAAAGGAGGGACGATATGGAAGTGAAAGAATTAAGAATGCTTTCTGGATTAAGTCAGCAAGCTTTTTCTGAAAAATACGGTATTCCTAAAAGGAGTATCGAAAATTGGGAGAGTGGCAAACGAACTCCACCAGAATATGTGATAAAGTTACTTGAAAGGATTGTAAAAGAAGATTTTTGTTAAAAAAATGGGAGAAGAAGAGCGGAGGATAAGACAAATGAAATATAATGTGATTAGTAAGGAAGCAAAAATAAACCCGGTAACGGGTCAAGAAATCCCAGTGGAAACTTTTACTGGGCCATACACAATAGTTGGGCATGATATAGAAAAATTCTATGTCGTACATTCCAACAACGGGAACTATTGCCCGGAAGATGTGGATGGATGCACCGATATAGTACCCCAGTTGACACTCCCCACAGCTAAAGCAGGGGGATTCTTGCTTCTCCCACTACTGCATTGGCAAACACCTTACGGTACTGCAATGTCTTACACAGTGTCCACAAGCTATATTTATACTGTTCCCGTATGCCCTACGGTACAGTTTTTATCTTTATGCAGACTGCATCTGCAGTCCTTTTTTCAGAATATTGATACTTGCATTCGTATCCCGGTCATGAACCGCATGGCATTTGGGACACTCCCAGATACGAATGCCTAGATTTTTTATCCGTGGATTTCTGTAGCCACAACAGCTGCAGGTCTGACTGCTC